TTACGATGCTGTTTTGTATTCGTGTTCGTAATACCACTGCAACAGGTAGACGCCGTCGCTCCAGCTTAGCTTGCCATCGGCAGCAACATCGGCTATTAATACGGAAAGGCTATGCAGGAAGGAACTCTGAACATCTGCATCCAAACCCTGCAGAACTTTTATGGCACAGGCTGTTATAGCCGCAGGATCAGTCAGCGAAGAGCAGCTATCAGCGAGTTTCAATTCGGTTAGGATCGCGGGAAGTTTGGCGCGCAGCCAATTTTTGATCTCGTCGTCAATGTCGCCGGGGATAATAGCAGTCAGTACATCAGCGGTGGGTGAATCAATAAAGGTTTTGATGTTTTCTGTTACTACGACCCCAATATGTATGGCGGTTTTTAGTTCGGCCGGAATTCCCTGGAACAGGGATTTGATCTCGGCCCAGATCTTGGATAGGAAGGATTGTAAGCTCATTTTAATATTTGATAAGGTTTAGATTAAGTTGATTGGTTTAGGATTGAGTCGGTGTTATCGACGTGTTCTGATCTCGTCGACCTGGCGTTGCAAGACTGCCACCTGACCTTCGAGTACTTTGAGGCGCACCTCATACACCCTGGCCTGTGTCTCTTGTTTGATACTGACATCATGGACGTCGTTCTTCAATTGAAAATAAGTTGCCATCACTGAAGCTACTATGCTTGCTGTACTGAAAACGGTGACGACCAGGTTCCGGATCGTGATGCCTTTGAGTTCTTTATGTTCGATTGCTGTCATAACTAAACGGCTTGGTTGGAAAGGAATAATTCGCGTTCTTCCTTGCGCCGGGCCACCAGTGTATCGCATATCACCTTTTCCCCGGTTTTAGGATCTGTGATCTTGTTCCAGACCAGGAATTGGTCTGCAGCGCCAGAATAATCTTTTTCGTTCAACTTTTTAAGCAGCGTCGATTGTTTTAAGGCACTCGTGCCTTCGTTGTAGGTGAACGACACCAAAGCATCAAACTGGTTTTGGCTGAGAGGTGCTTTTACGCATTGATTTACAGCCTCTTCGTATTGCCCGAGTGTGTTGCTGAAAAGAGCGCTGGCTTGTTGCTCGCTGGCCAGTTTGTCGCCGGGTTTTATTGTGCGACCGTCATGGTACCGTGTAGAGCCATATCCGATGGTCCACACTCCGGCAACATCACGGTAGGCATGCAGAGACAGCCCTTCGAAATTTTTGATAGCATTGATGCCATGGTTACTTAGTTTCATTGGTTGGTGTATTATCAGGTTCAAATTATTGTACCGCGAATTGGGCGATAGCGGCTACGGCCGTGCCGGCAGAGATCATAGATGCGGTTAGCGTGGCAGGGATACCGTGGATGGTGGCCAATGTGCCGCCGAGACCAGCTATTCCGAGCGCTAATACCTGGACTTTTTGAAAAAATTTAGGCGTAGCGCTGCATAGGCGCTACCAGGGGGAAAGGTTTTGCATAGGGAAAAAAATTTGAAAAGGATAAATAGCAACCTTAGCTATTTATAGTCGAGCCCGTAGAAACAGCTTCAAGCAGCGCCTTTTAATATCGGTTTTATATGCAACAAGTTTTGCGCTGAAACTGCCAAAAAGTTTGAGAAAGCATAGAATTCACCATTTTTCCTAACATCATATGTATACAATCCATCAGGTTTCAAAAGGAAAATATTATATCCATGTTCTTCGAGCAATTGATAGGCATCTAATAGGGTCGATCCGGTCATCATCCACACTCTATTGTATTCAAATTGTATAAATCCGATTCTATTATTCTTAATAGAGCTAATAGCACCTTTTAGCGCTTTTAGATCGAACCCTTCCGTGTCAATTTTTGCATAATCGAGATAGTTTATGTTCAATCTTGCTATTTCTGAATCAATAGTTGTTGCTTCAACTTCATGCGTTATAACTGGTCCCTCGGCCCATTTTTCCACCGCAGAAGACAATTCTCCTGCATTTTCTTGTTCATAGAATTTGAGACTGCCACTTGTATCGCTAATAGCTTTTTTGTACACGCTTACTTTCGGGATATTTTTAAAACGATCAGATGATATATTATATGCGACTATCCCCGGTTCATAAAGATGAAATTCCGTATGAACATTTTTATCATTATTTAAAATATAAGAAGTCCATTCACCTTTATTTGACCCAATGTCGAAGTAACTGCTGCAAACGGGTATTATATGACTTAAAAGTAAATGTTCACCATTGCGTTCTGGGGACATATCTTTTATAGCGAATCTTTGGGTAATAATCAAATTGCATTGGTTACGAAACTTTATTGCAAAAAGTGTTATGATGCGAGATTTTGCAAGAGTTTTATGGATTTTGGCAAGGAGAATTTCAGTCTTAGTCATTTGGCGTAATCCCTCAGTTATAGTCTTTTCGAGATGTTGTAAAGTTACAATTTATGGTCATTTGCTCAATTATGATCATATAGATTTTAATACATAAGTTGATGACGTAGAATTGGTATCCATAAAAAACTCCTGAGCATGATTATTTTTTCCAGACATATCCCTTATACCCAACCGAATGTCGCTACCATCCTGCAATACAGAAAAATCCAAGTTCTCAAATTTTTCAAATTGATACCAGCTTATTAGACTTTCTGTAGTAGACGGATTGTTTCCGACGCCGCCGTTATCATTTAGTATTAATTCTTCTAATGACAAAATTCGGTTATAGATTCTGAATTCATCTAATTTAGTATTTGATGGTAATGAACCATCAGATTGGGCGGAAATCGCAACCGCATCAATAAGAATATTGATGGGTGATGTGATAGGGGAAGAGTTTATTTGCGTCAGAACAGCATCGCTCCATGAATATAAATTTGAAGAATCCCACATAAAAGCATAATGATGAATTTCATTATAATCCGTAGAGCCAGGAGGTTTTGATGCAAAAGTTCCATGAACGGGGCTTTCTATTCCTGGAATAGGGCTATGGTAGGCAGTAATGTCCATATGGGTAGTATCATTAAACAGCACATAAAATTCACGTTGTCCAGCGTCACGTATCACACTCCCCCAAAACTCTATCGTTCCCTCCAGCGGCCAGGTTTTGCCTACCAGGCCGGGGATAAGCAGGTAATCATCCACACCATCCGGGCAGAGGCCGTTGCCAAAGCTGAAGGGAGCAGGGAGGGCCCGGCCGTAGCCTACGCCTTTCGGGCCCCTGATCTTTGGGTTTAATCCGTTTCGTGATGCCATGATTATGCTGCGTACGACCCGCCGGATGTGGTTATGGTGATGGTTTCACCTGAAGAAAGCGCTGAAAGCATGGCCATTTCCAGGTTCATATTCAGGTTCAGGTCGATGAACGGGTTACCGTCGCTGTCTATCTGCAGCCAGGGTAAATTACCACGGTTGAGCCCTGAAACGATGGACACTGAGCCGTTGGTGCCTGCGCCGGCCGGCACCGTGATAACGCCCAGCGGTGCAATATCGCCGGTTGTGGAGTTGTGCAACTGCAGCAATACGTAATGCTGCGTAGCGGCGGTGGATGAGATGGCCATAAAATTGATACGGCTTGCCGGATCGGCCGGGGCATATATTTGTTTGGCTGTGGTACTGTCGGTGCTGGTAAAGGATACCGGCCGCACGCCCACGCCTTTGGTAAAGGCTACTATTTCGTTATAATCTGACATGGATGTTGGTTTTAGTCCGGAAGTCCGCATAAGTCAGCGTAAGTCCGAAAGATTTTTTAGGAGTAGTTCGTTTTCTTGAAAATTTTGAGGACCACGTTGTCCTGGCTTAATGAGGCTACGTTTTCGGCGACTTCATTGAGGGCTTCGACCAGGTTGTTCTTGTCGTCGGTTACCAGGGTTGTTTTATCACCAATGGTATCGACAAACGCCGATTGTGTTACGTAATCCACTCCCGGTGCACTGGTTGTCGATGTGCCGGAAGGTGTAACCAAAGCAAAACCGACCTCGATTGAATCAGACGGCAGGGACGGCTTTATGGGGTTTGGCGATGCTGTGCCCGTGACAACGGCGATGGTACTTGTATTATCAGCGTAAATCAGGTCGATGCGATTATCAACCGAGTCTGCCGTGCTTAGAGTAAGGCTGGTTGTGGATGTGGTGTGATAAATTGTACCGGTTATTCGCCATTGGCCCGCGGTGACACTTACGCTTAAACCTGATATGGATAATGCCAGGCCTGTAATGATGCCATTCGGCGCGGTGGCACCCGTCACCGGCGGATCGATCCAACTGGTATCGTAATCGCTGTTACTGTCCTTCGATAACAACTGACCAGTTGTGCCGCCTGAAACTATACCCGGACCTGCGGCTCCTGCCGCACCCGCCGGACCGGTATCGCCTGTGTCTCCCTTCGGCCCGGCGGGACCTTCATCGCCATCGGCGCCCGTCAAACTTATTCCCGCAGGCCAAGCGCCGGAGGCTTTCGGCCCGAAGAGGGTATAAGTGGTGGTATTGATGTAGAAATCGCCGTTGGAGCCATCATGCAAATTAGATGGGTCAATGGTCCCGCTAAGGATAGTTTTTCCATCGGCGCCGTTGGTTCCATTGCTGCCATTTGTTCCGGCAGGGCCGGCGGGGCCAGTTTGCATGGAAAATACCTGTGACCATGCCCCGCCTGATTTTTTATAGAATACACCTGTGCCGGTATTGATATAGGTGTCGTTGTCGTTTCCGGTTGAAATGCCGGGTGCGCCGAGTCCATAGAGAACCGTGCCGTCGGTTGACCCGTTTGATGATGGAAGGGTGTAAACCATAGTCCAGGTACCTGAAATTTTCTGAGCGAAACTCCCGGCTGAGGTATTGATAAACACGTCGCCGTCTTTTCCTACCGTGTTCTGCGGTAATGTCCCGCCAAAGGAGATGTGAGCACCAAGATCAATCCCTGAACCGATAAAGCTGAGCAGGGTGGAAAAGGCAAATTGGTAATCGGTGCCGTTGCTCACCAGCACGGAAAAATCGGCGGTGCTGATGGAGGAGGCGACGGGCAGTTCGCTGATTTTTTGGTCTGTAGGCATTAGTTGATGAATTCGTTGATCGGTAAATAATTACCGGCATAATCGTCGCCGGGGTAGTTGAAAATGGTTTTATCGATGCTGCGGATACGCGGCCCGGCCTGGCGGCTGCTTCGGTTTTTGGGATTATAGTTCCAAAGCGGGAAGTCGGCCTTATTGTCGCGCAGGAATTTCTCGACCTCGTTGGCATGTGCATTCGCCACACTTCGGTGCTGCTGCACCAGCTTAGCTACTTCTTGCGGCGATAACGGGTCGGCGTTGTCATGATGCTTGATCACAGGTCCGGTCGCCGTATAGTGTACAGCGTCCGATTCGATGAATCGTGCAAAGGTGAAATACACCAGCATCGGTAACAACCCTTCGTAGAGAACAACATGACCGTAGCGGTCAAGATATTCAGAGCCGTTGAGCAGGTCCTTATAAGGCTGTGGCGTTTCGTCCTTTAGTGTGCCATCAGTATTGAAATACTGAATAAAATCATAATACAACGAGTGACCGAGGAAGGGCTTCAGGTCAAGTTCCTGCGCTTTTTTGACGAAGAATTTAATACGGTCGGATTTGATATTAACCGACAGGTCCTCGTAATTCTGGAATGTGATCTGGTCGATCAGGTAAACGGAGTTCATTTGATTTGGTTAATGGTTTATGGATCATGGTTCATAGCCGATAGTGGGTTCAATAGCATGAGTTTACGATGAACCATGAAGCTATCAACTATAGGCCAACCATCGCCTCAGCTTCGGTTTGTTTGAAGCCGTAGGCATGCACCAGGATGGCGATTTTGTTGGCTACGGGGATATTGGATAAGAGTAACTGATTGATGCTGGCGCCGGCTTTGATGCCTGTAATGTCGTCGGCTACTTCAGCCGGAACCGGGGTGATCGTCCAGTTTCCTGATGGGTTGATGCTTTTATAAAAGTTGCCGAATATTTCAGAAAAGGCTTCTGAAAGCTCAAGCCTGTCGGGAGCCGTGTTATCGTTGAATTCGCGGATAGCTTCCTTTTTTTCGCCACCATTGCTTAGGCCGGATGAATTTTCGGAATTTATCAACTCTTTAGGAACCGAAAACCCTTTGATTATGCGTGCCTCGACCGAGCGTTCGGTAGCTTCGAAAAGCTTATCATTGTTTTGGATAGAATAGGGCTTGAATTCGGGTTTGGAATTTTCATCATCATACTCTATCACAATGATCTTCTGGGCGCTTTTTGCTCCCTGGAAGATGCCGAGGTCGCGCTCCAGTTGCGATGGAACGTTGTAAGAATGTTGCTCGTCGCTGTCGGGGCGACTGTTATCGGCTTCTTCGCGGCGACTTTGCATAAATAGCATCGTCGAAGGCAGAAAACCGGTGGTAACCTCGCGGTTGTTGAATATCTTGATGCCGGCTTCGGTTTCAAAATCTTCCCAAACACTGTCGGCTTCTATTAGCGGATAATCGTCTACTTCAGGGTTGAAGTAGTAAAGCTGGCCCTTGTATTTGTCCCATCCGCCTGCGGCGATCACTTGTTGTTTAATTGCCTTCGGATCAGGGTCGTATTTATCTAGAAAAGTAATTCGGCTGCGGGTGATATTTTTCCAAGTCTTTCGCCCCCAATCTGAATAAAGCGCATACTTGTTTTTTGTTTCCGGGCTGTCGGTATCACCCAGGCGGATATCTTCGAAGCGCACATAATTTGCGGACGCTACTTTGAAGTTCGCATTGTAATTGATATGGATGCCGAAGCCGGTAAAGAGGGCTTTATCCGAAGCTATTGCCTTGAGCAGTTTTGCCAGCGTAAGACCTTTGTCGTTGATCATTTGTTTGCCCAGATCGGGTTGCTCAAAACCATTGCCGCCGATAAATTTTGCCCGTTTGCTCCAGCAGTCCTTGGCCGACGGCGACGAGGCAACCAGTTCCAGCATACGCTGCGGGTAGGCGTTGTCGAGGTCGTAGTTCAGTATGCCAAAGGTTTGATTGGAACGTACTAAAATGCGGCGCTCTATTTGTGGTAGATAGGTCTTCATTGGTTGTTGTTATTACACTGATTTGATTGTGATTCCACCGATGGGTTCATAGTTCATAGATCACAGCCTGCTTGGTTTAGGTTTGCACATTTGGCTATGAGCCATGAACCGTCAGCCATGAACTATCCTACCAAGGCTTCGATCGCTGCCAGAGTGCTGGCGAAAGTTGCGCTGCCGCTTTCGGGTGCGATGGATACTGCACGTGGGGGATAAGGCTCCCTGAGTTTGTCAGGATTGGTTAATTTGAGCTTGTAACCGCCGTCGATAGTTTCATCGGATGCATTGCGTTCAGCATCGGTCAGGATCATGCCGTTTACTGCACCGAACAATTCAATGGCTGAGTCGCTGGAGTTGTAATTGTTTACAGCGATCGCTCTTACACGACCATAGCCCATAGCCATCAGTTGTGTTTTGATGTCGACCGACAAGCCGGCAACGTTGAAATCGATCTCTTCGGTATATCTTGGTCCAACTGAAGTTTTAGCCAGTTTCGACATGGTGCTGAAGCTGTTGTTGGTGCCTTCGAACTTGTAGACCTTAGCACTGCCGACAGCAGCCAGACCGGTTATGATAAGCGGGTTACTGGGATCATAGGTTATAGTAATATCATCCTGGTTGAAGACGTATATCATATCTTCGATACCTGCGGTGATCGGGGAGCCTGTACCCAGGCTGAACCCCGCGTTTATTTTGTTGTAAATTGACATTTTTGAGTTGATTAAGTTGAATAGGTTGATTGAGTTGGATTAAGTTGTCAGAGCTATAAGTTGAACTCAATCAACTACGCTTAAGCGCTTAGATAAAAGATCTCGTTTGCAAATTTGAAGTTTACGGCTGCTTTCATGCGGGCCTTCATGCGTACTACATCGTCGTTGGTGTATGGCTTCATGTAGACGGTAGAGAGCTCTGAAGCGTCTCCTAGCAGATCGACGCCGAGGAATAGATTTGATGCGCGTGCACCGAGAATTGTATTTGCCTGCCAGTGGTTCATTAGTTGCAGGGGAACGCCCAGGTAATCCATTTTTTTAGGGTCGGTGAAGGCATTCAGCACATTGACGGCTTTGTTTGCCTGCGCCTGGGCATAAGCGTAACCTACGTGCAATGGAATTTGCAGGTTAAAATCATCCTGACTGCGGTCGGCCGGGTCAAGCTGAGAATATACGCTGCTTAATACACCCAGCACGTTGCTGGCATTTATGTAGCTTACCGTTGCAGCGGTTGCCGTTCCGGTGAAAGTGGCGGCTTTGCGTGTATTGATCTCGTTGAAATTGCGGGTCAGTTTAAAGGTAGTCGAACTTAACACGGTTACGAAGTAGGATTGCCCCTGCACCACGATTCCAGGCGTGCCGTTGGTGGTATCTTTGCTGGTACCAGTTACGGCTGTGATAGTAACTACGTCGCCATCTGCAAAAGCGGACGTATCAGAAACAGTTACCACGCCAGTTGCGTCGATTGCTGACGCGGACATTGATGTAGCGGGTTTGCTAAGATTGACTTTGTAAACACCTGAAGCTGCGGCGATGGAAGGAAGCAGGCCCGTAAAAGATGCGGTAAAAGCAGCTTCCTTTGTCGAGGATTTACCCAACCAATAGAGGCGTTCGTTGGCGATCTGTATTTTGGTTAGATAACGCTGCACCATAAAGTCGGACAGATCGACCACGCCTTCATAATCCATAAAGGCGCCATGTTTCAGGCTTTGGGCTTCCCAGGATTGTACGAGCTTATCCCATTGTTCCTGTTTCATGAATTCGTAGACTACCGGGTCGAGGTAGCTTTCGTTTTGCAAAGCCGTGGTACCCTGGTCGGCAAAGATGCCGGATGGGTCCTGTAGCACCACGTCGTCGTCCACATCAAGTATTACCTTGCGCGATTTGACGTCATTGATAACGGTCAGCAGGCCACGTTTCACCGAATCGGCTTCGAGGAGCGTGCTGGCCATGAACCCGGCCAGCGCTTCGCCGGCATAGGTATTGTTTGTAAATGTAAATTGAGCCATTTTTTTGGTTTAGTTGTAGTAGTTGTAAAGGTTGTAATGGTTGGAGTGGTTGTTATCCAGTAAGTAGTATCAAATATTGTGGCTTGGTTATTTTATAAGGTTTAGTAATTTAGGTGAACCTTAGAGGTAAGAAAGTCATATTTAAGATGGGAATAATTTTATTTGGATTAATCGGAATATCGACCGTATATCTAATCCGATGGCTTATTAGTAAGTTTGAAAGTTGGTCAGGACGGTTTGAAAATCACTCGTTCCAATTTCAGTTGATTTTAATATTTAAAGTGGTGATTATAATAGCTATAGCAATCGTCGCACTGTGTGCCTCTTTTGCTGCCGCTACATTTAATTACTCAATCTTATTCAAATAGCCACCAAGGTTAAATATTTCATCCCATGGTCTAACAGGTAAATAGCCTTCCTTTGATACCAGCTATTGGTTGCTGGATACTATTTCGTGATAGCTTTCTTAACAGCGTTTTGCGCTAAAGTGGTTTGTGGCGAGAAGAAAGGCATCGGTTCGGTTTTGGCTTTGTTGCTGCGGCGTGAATTTTCGGGAGTGAAGTCTGAGCGGATCTCATTTTTCACTTCTTCGCGTGTTTTGTCCAGGCAGGTATTAGCTGCGTCCAGGGCTGCTTTCGCTTCGGCTAACAGGGCATTTTGCGCGTGCAATTTTGCTTTGATGGCTTTTACACGATTTTGCAGATCTGCTTTCTTTTTCGAACCGAAAATATTTTCCGGCATAACGTCATCATCATCGTCTGCATCAGGTTCTGCATCCGGATCAGCAGGAGTAATTTTCTGAACTTTGCCGCTTTTTACAGCGACTTTCTGCCCTGTTGATGTTGTATAACAATCACTTGCGGCAGGAGTTGTCATGTCTTCATCCTGGTAAACCTCTGCGCCTTCGTCCAGTTCGCCGGTATGATGCAGCGTACCTTTGTCGGTAATGGTTTGTTTGTTGACGACCTTCTTAAAGAAGTTCATGATCCTATCCAGGACGGATGTGTTCCTGTCGATCAGTTCTCTGTTTTCAATGTTCATGTTTGGGTTGTTATTTAAGATCTTATTGATGCAGCGACGATAGAACAAGGGTGCTGTGCCTGTGAATTGTTTAATAATTGCGCTGTTCGAAATTTCGGCAGTATAATCTTCTATCTGATCGATGAAGCCGAGATCAAGCGCCTGGTCGGCGGTCATCCAGGTGACGGAGTCTATCAGACTATTAATAGTGATACCATCCAACCCGGTTTTGTCGATGTATATCTGGGCCAGGCGCGATTGTACGACGTTCAGCATTTTTATGTCCTTCAACAACTCGTCAGCGTTACCACCTGAACCGACCATTGGCTTATGGATCATCAGCAGGGCATATTTGCTCATGATAATGTTTTGGCCGGCCATAGCCACAATAGAAGCAGCGGAGGCAGCCAGCGCATCGACATAGGTAGTAACATTGCCGGGGTATTTTTTTAGTAGATCATAGATGGCAATGGCATCGAGCGCGCTGCCGCCGGCCGAGCTGATGTGTACTTCCACATCCTGCCCGGCTGCTGCTTCCAGTTGGGTTTGTATATAAGCTGATGATAAGGTTCCGGTGCCGATGCAATCGGTGTCGGTATCGTATAGGTAGATTTTGTAGCTCATTTTAGATATGAGATGTGAGATATGAGATGTGAGATTTTTTTGGTCCGAAAGTCGGGAAGTCCGTAAGTCCGAAAGAAAATTCGAGAATTATTGACTTGGTATATTCAAAGATCGGAAGAAATTGCGGTTAAAGTGGTGACAGTGTTTTGTCAGTACTTTTTTATGATTGCGCCGATTGTATTTGGTGATTACACCGATTCTATTTTGATCTTACCGATTGTTCGCGCAGGAACCAAGTTACTAAGGCGGAAAGATAAGTAATGATTATTATGTTGATTGGCATATTCAAAGGTCGGGATAAAGATTTATAAAAGTGGTGACAGCGTTTTGTCAGTGAATGGATTTGCTTGATTGACAGTATTGTTTTAATTTAGATAAGTTGATTTAAACAATGGAACCCAAGTCCTATCAATATAGCCTTCTCAATTGCTTGGCCTGGTTTCTTAATTGCGCGATATACGGGTATCTGCTATCGAGAGTATTTAGACCCTCGCACACTTTACCACCTTTTTGGCTTTATGTTGGAATATTCGCAATTGCCATATGGACATATCGATTCTTCGAACAGTTGATGTATTATTTTATACCGTTCATCTTAGGCAGAACCGCTTTCAAATTGGATAGTGAAGGGCTTTCTTACAGGAGCAAAACTGTTGGCTGGCAGGAGATAAAAGAAATTAAAGTATCTACAATGGGCACCAGACTGAAGCTTATTTTGAACGACCGTAAAAAGGTAAGAATTAATTTAAACATCATCAAAGGCAATGATGCTGAAATACATCGAAATTTGCTAACCTATTTTGAAAAGAGCAAAACGCAATGAAATATTGTATCACTTTTTTAAAATACGCCTTTTCAATTTTATCAGCGGTTTTTGCTGTAAATAGTTTTTCTTACGCCCAATCCCAAAACTGTAATTGTCCCGCAAATGAGTTTGGCTATTCAAAGGCAAAAAAGGCTGACACCGTTTTTCACCTGTCCAACGATAAATCGATTGCCTTATACGGAAGTAAAGATACCGAAATTGCAAAAGGCAGAACCTTCTATTCTGAATTTGTGCTTGCTGCTTGCGGCGAAAAGAATGTTATCAAATTCTGGGGGGCCGTGCTGGAATGCCAGCTAAAAGTAAAAAAAAATACACTTATAGTTGAGACCGTTGACAGCTTGACAACCGGTAAAAATATGCGATACAAATGGACGGTGTGGACCATGGAGCGCATCTATTTCAAGAATGGCAAAGCTGTAAAAGATTTTAAAGTTAACAGGCAAATGCCTAAGTATAATGCGCAGGAGATACAGTCGACTTTGAAACAATATGAAGAGTCTGTCAAGAAAGATGAAGCTATAAATAACCCCAATCGCGTCAATAATGTGAATATGGAAATAGCTGACAAGCTGTTCATAAGTGCCATTTCGGGAAGCAGACAGGCGCGCGAATATTTGAAGCACTTTAGATCGCATTTTGGCGGCCTCGACGGCGAATATTTGGAATGGTACGATAATCTGACGCGAAAAATGAAAGAGTGGGATACCAACACATCTGCTAATGAATATAGGTTATATCATTCCTCAAAACAATTCAATGCCCGCCATATAGTTCGTTCATCGCGGCCAAATTTGCCGGCGGCTTCCAGTACGGCCTGGTGCTTGCTGAGGCCCCGCTTTTTTACCTGGGCCTCCACCCATAAATACATTTCGCGGTAAATAAAGATCTTGCCGGTAATGAAACCGGCTTTGTACATTTCGGAAAAAATGCCATCGTTGAATAAGGTGTTGGCGAGGGTGATATTCATAAAAAAAATTGATCGAGAAAATAAACCTTTGCAGGTTATTGTTATCCTAATTAAAACTAATATATTTAGCACAATTTAAACCTAAGCATTATGCTATTTCAAGTAAAAAGCTCATCTACCAGGATATTGGTATCAATCATCTTCGCAGTAATTGTTTCGTCTTGCGGAGTTAGGATTAAACAGCAATATTATGATGATGATTATCAAACCACTGTTCTTCCAACATCTGATAAAATTCTTTGTACTAATGAGAATGGTGAGAGAATAGATGGATGGCTAATTGCGAGACATGATTCCATTTTTTTAGTATTGCAGCTCCAGTATTCACGATCAAATCACAGAAGATTTTATATGCCACAGGGAGATTATTTATCTGTAGAATTTTCTGATGGCGAATATTACCATTTGATCAATGGCTGGGGCACAAGATCGTGGCGAGGCAACGTATTGGGTGATGACGATCGTATAACGAACGCTTTCATCCCATTGTCAGATAATGATATGAGCAAATTATTATCAAAAACGATTGTTGCCTTAAATGTGCAAACCAGTGCCAGCAATACAAGATTCATTGTAAAGCCTAAGAAGGACCTTGCTCTTAAAAAATGATCTCATTGATGCGCCCGGCCTTGTTGCAGCTTTATCTGGATCAGGTCAAATTACCATTGCCACGGATACGGTAAACTTAAAGGTTGACCCGGTTCACCGTTTGTGCCATTATATTTTGTTGGTTGTTTATATCCTTCACATCGACATATACCGGCGGGAAATTATTGATCATCTGGTAAGCTATCGTATTGGCCAAATTCTTATTGTCATTCACCGGCTGGTTGTAATAACGGTTGGCATTGCCGCCATCGGTAAAGATGCCGCCTACTGCATATCCTTTTGAATAGGCAGGAACTGAAAAATCGCGGCCGCCGTAGGCTACGTTAATAGCGCTTACCATATTGCGCGCCCATGGATCGCGCATGGCCTCGGATACCACCACTCCTTCGCCTGAGCGCAAATGCGCATTGGTATTGTCAGAGCGGCTGTAGCCAGGTAGGACTGCACCTTTGCCATCTGACCTGAAATAACCCCCTTTGGCATAAGTGGCTAATTTGGCGGGCGGCTGCTGCGCCTCTATTGTTGCAATTTGGGATGCTGTTTGCGCTACTATGGCAGCAAGAGCAATGGTACCTGCGATAGGCCCTAACTCGGCCTCGGCTTTTGTGACAGCCATGGCACCGTTCATGATGGCTTGGGCGATGTTGTATTTTTGCTCTTGTTTAAAGGCATTGCGTTTAGCCGTATCCTCCAATTTGTATATGTTGTTTTCTTTCGTTTTCTTATCGGAGGCTTCAAGGCTCGTATTGTTATCTATGGCTTTTCGCTGATCCTCCAGCCCCCGGACCTGTGCATCACGCCGTTCATCAATGCCTTTTGTAATTATATTGAAAACAGCGTCAGAAGTTTTTTGGGCGCTTTCAATCTCACTGGCACGGATCTTGTCCTGTGAGGCCTTGGTACTCTGTTCGATTGCAGTGTTAGTCTGTTTGTTGGCCTGTACAGCCGCATCAGTTCCCTTCTTTAACGGCTTTTTGTAATAACCTTCCACGTTGCTAAAAATATTTTTGAAACCGGTACTGAAGACAGTACCTATGGTTTCCCCAAAAGATTTTAATGACTTAATAAAGCCATTGATGATATTGTTAGCTTGCTGAACTTGTTTTGCACCGTCCGTTGTGATTTTGGTAGCACTTTCACTTATCGTGTCTATGTTTTTTTGGGCTTTCGATACACCCTCAGCTAAGTTGGCAACTGCGGCGTTAAGGTCGGTCACTGCTCCTGAATATTTGTCCAATTGCTGAAGTCCGTCTGAATTTACTTGCACATCGAGCGTGATTTTTTTATTAATGTCGTCTGCCATAATTTTTGGTTTATTATTTAAAAGAATAAAATGGGATAAGCATTCACTGTTATGCCGGGGACAGCCTATTACTATGTAATAAGTGCAATTGGCATAATTAAGATTTTGAAAATTATTGAAGCCGACGCTTGTTAAAGATCTGATCTTCTTCTGGACTGAACTAAACTAAACAAGGCAGCATCCTGGTATACCAGCATAACATTCAGCGAATGTACAGTGGACTGAAACTCTAATGAGGCCGCATTTTTATTTTTCGATCGCCACAGGGTTGTGCAAAATTGATTGCCTGATTTGAGCATTCTTATGCGGGTTCTATTGTTTTCTGAATCCCTAAAATTGTTGGTAAGGATGCCTTTGCCGTAAACCGCGTTGATATCATTCCTCAAATTATCATAGAAATCAAGTACTTCGTCTTCAGGAGAGACTACGAAAATAAAATCAGCTTCATAAGCTTTATTATCTACAAATTTAATTACACAGCCAACTTCTCTTCCACTCACGGTAAAGCCCGCAAATACTGGACTGTCTTTTCGGCTCAGCGAATCGATTTGTTTTCCGCCCTTAGCCGCTATGGCATTTTTTACAGTGATCGAATCGCTTCCAAAAGGGATGTCCAGAAACCCGTCAATAGATTTTTTGCCTTGAGAGAATGCAATCAGAGGCATAGTAATTATCAATAGTAATAGAAGTTTTTTCATGCGTAAGGCCAAGTATTACTAATTTTATTAGCAAATATAACTAACATGTTTTTGATTTGCAAATTTCATCCAAGTTTTATTAATTCCACCTTACACGGCTGACCTTTGCGCCAGCTATCGATCTTATTAATGTAATAGTAAGCATTATCCTGTTTGAGGTAAATCGGGATCATCAGATCCAGTTCCAGTATATCTCTTGGTGTAAGCAAAACATAGTGTGTTATCTTTTTAGTTTGCGTTAGTATTTTCTGAAATTCAGAATAATATTTTGTCTGCAAACCTGGCAATTTTTTATTGTTGTTCGACGGCATATCGCAGAAACACAAATTGTATTCGCCGTCGGGTTTATAAAAATAGGGTACCGATATCCAGTCGTTCACCATGATGTTGTTTGCAGTGTTGCCATCGTTGAAGGTGACGGTTTTGCTTATTGTCCTGAGGTCGAATTTCTGATCAACAAGCAGGCGTGGACCTGTGCTGAGAGAAAAATCGTTATCATCGCTTTTGGGGTCCTTCTTGAGGATTTGTGCTATTGTTCCCCCCCAAAACGGTCGATTGAGTGTTGGTGCGAACTGGCTTTGAAACAGATTGCCGGTAGCGGGCAGGGTTGTGTCGGCAATATTGATCTGTGAATTGGCAAAGTCCTTTGGTAGCACGTTGTCATCTTCCTTGTACTTCAGGTAGTTGACCTGGGCATAGCTGCCGAGCTGGAAGACAATTTGTTTGCCCTGATCGATGCATTTGCTGCTCCAGTCTTTTGCGATCGGAATATTGTTGACGACATCACGCAGCGAATTGAAGCTGATGGTGCGATTAGCGTTATCGGTTTGGCAGATGATACCGAACTTTTGCAGGATATCTTTTAGCAAGTCTTTTTGCGAGATATCGGGAAAAATGCGTTCGCATTGGATAGCCTGACCATATTGAACATCCTGCGTTTTATTCTGAATGTTGAAAGTGGCACCGCTATTCAATGTAAACGAGCCCCCGGTATATCCTGAGAATTCGTAAGTGATCTTGATGCCTTGCCCGGGTTGAAGCACCTGGTCAAACGATACGGTTTGATTTTTTAAAACAATGGTATTCGCACTACCCCTGTCGGCATAATCTACAGTGGTTTCGGCTAATACCTGGGCATCGGCGTCAGACTGGGTAACGTTATCATATAAACGTATCTGTACGCCGATCTTGGATGAATAGCTCGCATGCGAAGGATTGGTGGATGTGAATGAAATGCCAAAAGCCACTGAAGCGGTTATATTGGTGATCTCAGACACAAAATAGCCATTTATCGCCGGATTATAATATTGGCTTGGATCTGAAATAATGATACTAAAAGGAATCGGACCAATATTATGAGAGGTGTCGGGATGTGATCTCGAAAAGTTTTGCCCGCTTTGTACCGTGATGCTTTTGTAGCTCATATTGTTTTGTACATCGGTACTGTGATCGAATGAATCATTAGCAAACTGGCATATGAGCTTTGAGTATAACGGCTCATTCAACAATGAGCCGGCGCCTTTGTATCCGGCTGATTTGAGCAGCAGATCGATCGCTGTTTTAATGAAAAAGCCCGGCCGCTGATAATGCACGTCGATCGGTGTGGAATAATCGGAATTACTGATCAGGCCATAGTCGACAACCGGCCATATCCATCCCTCCGTTTTGGTTTGCGAATAGGCGACATTTTCGACATTCCATCTATGATCGTATGGTTGCCATAGCAGGCTCTTGCCCCAACGGCTGGTACTATCGCCCATGTCATATAATTTGCCGTCGATAGCGTCGAAGAAATCGGCATTGCCTGAAAGAACGGTAACGTTGGCGTTATCTTGGTCTATTTGATTTAATTCGGCAATGCCGTAGGGTATGATCTCGAGCCCATCCTGTATCAACTTAGCCGGATATTGCTGATAAGGCGCGTTCGTAGTAAAGGTTAAATCATCAGGAAAGCCCAATATCCGCCGGTTTCGTTGTGTGAGCGGTAGTTTGAATCGATTGCTGGTGTTGCCTTGCTGATTTTGTACTTCGGCCAGATTATTCACCTGAAAGGTGAGTGCGATGGGCGAATCGTCATTCTGATCGACGAGCTGATCGTTGATATATAATTGAAGTTGGTTCATGAATCTTGTTAAAAGGTTGTAGGTTGGAAAGTTGTAATGTTATTCTTGCAAATGTTTCAGGGCCTGTTGTAGGGCCACAACCTTTCAACCCTAAAAACATTTTCAACTTTACAACAAAATCATTGTGTCTGAATATTGATCGAGGGCATATTGAAGGTAATGCTGAATGGCGCCTGGCCGTTCAGGGTTTCGTATTCGCTGTAGGTTGCGGTATTGATCACAACGGTTTGCCATTTGACCGGATTTTTGTTCATAAGCATTTGTACTTTGGGTGAATACTTGATAGACTGCAGTCCCTTGATGTTGTTGACAGAAAGGTCTTCAGCCATTACTTTCATTTTCTGGCCTGCATCTTTGGCTATCACTTCTTCAATACCTTGTTGGTTTTCCCAATCGCTTACATAGTTTTTGATGATGGTTGCGTTTTGAACGTCGAGTGAGATTTCCTGGTTGTAGACGAAACGATAATAATTCCAGGAGCCTGTCAAACCTATCCAGCGCAGATAAATCGAATTTTCATCAACAGCGTCGTCGATACGGATGGTTTGCGTTTGGGTAACGGCGTGCGGTGTACTGTCTTCATCATTGTATTTCAGTGTCAATGTGAAATAATACGCTTCGGGCGAAAATGTGGTATTGATGAGCAAACGATTTAATCCCAGTTGTGCCGGTAATGGCGTATCTGTAATCGATTCGCCAGCAATGATGAACTTGGTGCTGTCCTCATTCAATAGCCATGATCCATCTTCGTTCAGCAGATCGGTTGTTTGTGAATCGCCGGGCAATGGTTGCCGGTTGATATCGAGCGGAATGATCTCGCAATAAATATCGCGACCAAGGAGGTCTTCGCTGTAGATAAAACCAATATCAAAGGGATAGCTATTTGAAAAAACAGGCTCAGCGAAATCTGTTATCCAGGCAGCGGGTTGTGCGCCGTCGGCAATTGAAGCAAAAGACACGAAGGCGGCCATGTTGCCACCGTAACGCTGGCCCAGCTGCCGGGCAGCATATAGCACATAATAAGGTGTGCTAACCGGAATATAGGCGGATACATGGCCATTTGCGGTTCCATTGTCCCAGCTTTCGGCGTACTGAATTTGGTAGCTAGCGGAGAGATTGGCATCCCGGAAATTGATTTGGGTATAATCGCTATCGTCTTTAGGCTGTAGCAGGCTTTGGAGAAAGTTGGAAAAATCGGCTTTCACCAAACCGGTGCTATCGGGCCTGTTGGTGGCGCTTATGACCTGTTGCTGACCGGTAAGCGGATCCTGGTAGGTGATCTGAGTCAATATCTTGTAGTATGGCCGCAGGCGGTTGATATTAATAAAACCGGAAGCATTACCTGTGTACGGCGCATTTATTAGCAGGGTATTATCGCTGTTTGCGACATTTACAGTGTAGACGCCTTTATAATTTCCTGAGTTAAGATAAACAAGGTCGCCGGCTGCTACGGCGTAACCTGTTGCCGGATCGGAAAGGGGTGCATTTACGGAAAGTAACGCGTTGCCTGTTACAGAATCGCGGTTGATGACTGTTACTTCAAAATCTTTGCGCTGATAAGTAAATACAATAGGATTGAAAGCAGCATTCCAGCGGGAAATATTGCCATTTCCTAAATCAACAGAAGGGTCCGAAACGAGCAGGTTGGATAAAACCGATACGCTTACTGAACTGATCTTCGTACATCCTGCAGGATTGGCGTCTTTTACTTCGAACTGATGTGCGCCGCCAGAGAGGCCGGCAAATGTTGGTGAGTTTTGCCAGGTGGCGCCGGCATCCTTACTGTATTGCAGCGGCAGGTAGGTAGACAGAGCGTTAATGGTGATCTGTCCATCCAATGCACCGGGTGCCGATTCAGACTTATCGATAGAAATATAATCGATAAACAGATCGCAAGGATTGGCGGGCGGCGGCGTGCCCGGAACAGCACCGATATTGATAACCTGGAACTTTGTGAAAAACAGGGGAGAACTATTGACGATTTGGCCAAAGTAGATCAGTTGCGACTGACCGGCTATATTCACCGTGTTTTCGGTTACGGTGCCATTGATGTTCATGTCGAAGGTGACAGCTACGTTGTTGCCGTTAACCAGCTGACCCGTGGCGGCGTCTTTAAGCTGGATATAAACATTTCCGTTTACCTGGGTACCGGACACGGAGGTATCGGCGTAGACGATGGAGGCGATGAGGCTCATTTTTTGGTTGTAATACTTGAAGAGGTGGACGAAAAGTTGTATTGGTTGTAGTAATTGCAGAAGTTGTAATAGTTTTTAATTTCCAGGGCCAAGCGTATTAACAATTTGCCGGACGACAGCATTGGCTATTTGTTCTGCGGACGAATGAAGCCGGAAGTTGATGTTTTCATCGCTCAGCGGTTCGGACAGGATACCCGGCAAGCCTTTGAAGCCTTTTTTATCAATCGACTTTTTTATCGCCCAAACCGCCTGGTCGGGGATGCCTTTGGCCCCGCACCAGGCTTTTATCCGTTCGATCATTGGCGGGTTGCTAAGCGTTGGGTTTGAGCCAGTGGGCGCACGACCGGTTTCCAATAATTGCATGTATCCAGGCAATTGTAATTGAGCAGAATTGCTATCGCCGGTAACGATGATCTGTTGAGCCGTTTGACCGGTCACTATTTTGCCATGTGACTGTAAGGAGTGGATGATGTCTGCTTTAAGGGACTCGAGGAACTCGATTATTGGATCGGTCATTGGTTCATTTGTCATTGGTGTATTTGTTAAAGTCTGAATCAGAATGAATCAAAATACATTGTTTGCAAAGTTATTGTCAGGTTGACCCCAGTTGAATTTACATCGAACTTATTATAAACAGGCAGGCATTTAGCTTTGTCGCCGGCTTTGACGCGGAAGTAGCGGCCTTCGCTTTCACGGTATTTTGATGATTTAACAATGAATTCATTGGCCATGTTAAGCGCTTGGTTCACATAGGTTTCGTTGTCAGCTGTGTATTGATCGAACTCGGTTTTATATAAAAACTCGAGGTAAATAGAAAAACTGTTGTCGACCGATCCATTGACCTGCGGTGAAACTTCAATGGGTTGTAGCGGATACATGAACACCACCGGAAATGAGGCGTCATCAGCTAACGAATTAAGTTCGTTGGCGGTTCCGTAGACAAAAGATGGTTGTGCTGATAGCGATCGTGTGACCGCCTCGACCTGGTTACGAATGGGCATAATATTAGAGACTAGAGATAAAAGATTAGGTGTTATTCCCGAACTTATCGTTGTGCGCTCAGCAACTCGGTGTAGCGACGCTGGTATTCGGCTTCAGTTTTATTTAGCAGCAGTTTGGTGAGCATACGCTCGTAAGGCATAGCCAGGATGACCGGCCATTTGGTGATATCGCCACCGGAGAGTGCATTTATGGTGTTAATATATTTGAATTTCTCAAACGCCTGGATACCTGCCTTTTTCTCCAGCGCTGACGGAGCTGTCGCAAGAAGCCTATTTTCTGTTTCAATAAGTTGGGATAACAGGTAAAAAAATGTCGGGCGATAGGCAGAGCCTCCGTTACCTTTAGTTTTTTTACTTCTTCACAAAATTCTTCAGCTTCATATTCATCGTACCTTTTGCCGGTAACGCGGCAAAAAAAGTAGTGCGACAATACCTGGGAGCAAGCTTTCAGCGAGGGAAGGAAATGATCTTGCCAGTCTTCTTCACCATATAAGTTGATATGCTCGTTGATCTCGTCAGCAATGATGTCCCTTGCAGCAAGGAAGGCGCCGGCGGGTTCGACTGACAAATTGTGCGTGACATTAATTACAATTTTTTTACCGTCGATAACAAATGTTATGCGGTTTGGAATGCTATCGCTTTGATACAGGTACCTGATCTGGTTTGCCAGGGAATTTACGTAATCGCCAAAGGTGAGAAAGTCCTCGAAGTTTTTGACCGCGTTCAGCTCATCTTTCGGTATACCTGAGAGTATGCTGATCGCGTCCAGGTCGTCGAGATAAGATTTTTCCTGCATAGCCAGCATCTGGCCTAAGGTCAATTCATTGAGCAAGGTAGGTATTCTGACCCTGATCTTTCCGTCAGTTGTTTTTAATATTTTTTCTATCATATTGCCCCCTTTCCCCAAGGGAGGGTTTTATAATGTTTTAACTAATTTGTTTTCGCCTGTTTGTGTATTTTTTAATTATCAATTATTTCTTTCAATGATCCCCATGCTGGCGGGCCCGGAATCAAAGGAAACCTGACTTTGGACTTAGCTAAGTTATTGATTTTTAGTTTATTTAATGCAATATATCTTAAAGGATCTATCAAATGATTCCAATCGTCCGAAGGCTGATTTAATATTTTGCCCTCGCGAGCCCTTCTCCACTTGTATTTTTTTAGTTCGTTGAGTAAGTCAATACTTGAACGCGTGACATTGAGTTTGTATCTTTTTAAAATATCGATGGATAATCTAACGCTGTCCGGGCCTTTTCTGGCCGGAACAATTCTCCATCCCATCCGCCGGAGTTCTTCTATAGATTTGGGCTCGGCGCTGTCGGCAATTATTTCGATATTCCGATTTAATCCGGCATCAGCAAGCTTTTGTGAAATATCCGGGTTTGTGAGTCCGGTTTCATATATCAGCTCTTCGATCCATAACTCGCCGGTTTGCTTATAGACTATGATACAGCCGGTAGGATCATTGGTGTAACCAAAGTCCAACCCGGCCGCAACAAGTTTTGCTTTCGGTGGAATATCTTCGCATATCTGCCAGTTGTCCAGGACCAGTCCGTGTATTCTTCCGGTTAAACCGCGGGCGTAAACCTTCCATCGTTCATTATCAGTTTGCTTCAATGACTCGATCTTTTTCCTGGTAGCCACGTCAAGGAAAGGATTGTGCCGATGATCGGAGATGATAAGCTGGACACCTGGTTCCCCTAATAAATATTCGTGCACCCAAAAATCGGTATTGGGATTGTAATCGATATAAATCCTTTTTCGTGTACGCAATGCCAGCTCGCTGTAGACATCCCAGCTAATACCGTTGGCTTCGTTTACGAACAGGTAGTCGCGTTTTCCCGACTTGGCATCCTGCGCATCGGCATAGCTTTTGAATTCGATCACGCTGCCGGTCCTGAATTGAAAAATACGTTCGGATTTGTTGTATGACGTTACAGATGCTTTTAATTTGTCCGACCGTTTGTATATATCTAATGCATCGCGTAAAACGCCGGATTTTATATTTGGGATATCCTGGCCTGTTACGGTGATGATCTGTTGCGTTTGCTCGCAGGCTAACGTAAATAGTACTTGCAAGATGGCCGTCGTTTTTCCGGAGCTGGTACCACCCTGGTTTACTACAATATGTGCTTTCGCGCTGTAGTTTTTCTCGAATAATACCGATGCTTTATAACCGTTAGCCATGTAATTATATTTGTAGAAAGATTTTAGTTAAATTTATATCACAAAAACCCCCTGAGTTCCATGCGTCATTTTTATCACTTTTGCCTGTTCCTGTTTGCGTCAATATTGTTTTTTGCCTGTAAGCCCGACAAGAATGGTGTAGTTCCCCTTCAAGCATCCCAAAAGATGATAGTAGGCACCTGGGCAATGCAACAAGAGCATTACACGCAATATATTGATGGTGTAAAGCAGCAAGATACCACTGTTAACGCTACAGACTATAACCGGGCCTATATCAAATTTAATGGTAATGGCACTTTCAGCAGTGCCGGTGTTTACACGTCAGCGGATATGGGCAGCCTGAGCGGCGGGTTGGTAAACGCGGCCGACTCTACATCTGGTACCTTTAGCTTTACAGGTTCGGCATTAAGCTTGTCGGAACCGATAGCAGGTTTGGTGATGAATGCATCATTTGGGGTAGTGAGTACCATTACAGCACCTGTTATCACTCCTGTTTCGCATGCTGTTTCGATAAGCCAGTTAACGGCTGCGGCACTGAAGATACATACAGAATATATTTATACCTACTCCGTAAACAGCTCGTCGCAGACTTATAAAATGGAGGACGACTATTATTACACCAAATAGCTAAAGCGCTACTTCGCTTTCTGATGATACTGGCATATGTTCGGATGGAACCATTTCGACTTTAAGTATGTTATCAGATTCGTTTTCGTCAGGTTTTTCAATCGATCTATCAGTCCAGCCCAAAGTTTTTAACATGTGCGTAACGCCGGTTGACGAGGAACCATGAAGTTTTTTTTCATATTCAGCAATGATGCGCAATTTTGCCCGCTTTGCCTGGTCGGCATATTCGCCGTGTGCTTCATAGTCTTCAAATTGCTGCTTGCTGACGAAGCCCAGGAAGTACATGAGCCCTGCAGCAGTCGGCGGTTCCGGTTCCCGATCAGTTATTTTCACAGACTGGCGTTTTGACCGGCCGTTTTCGTCTTTTATTTTTCTGCGGACGGTACGTGTGACGCCTTTGATGGATGTGAAATAATCGGCGATTAAATCTTCAATATCGCTTAGTGATGAGAATAAAGGTTTAGTTGTTTCCAT